ATCAGCTTGGCGTAGAGATCGGCGCGCGCCCAGTCCGGACGCATCGTGTAGACCTCGTCGATGGCGGCTTGCAGCGCCTCGCTCTTGGAGAACGGAGTGCCGTCGGGATGGGTGCGGTGGATGCGGATGTGGTCGTACTGTGCGACGAGGCGGTCGTGCAGTGCTTTCATGTATCAGTCTCCCTTGGTGAACCAGCGACGTATGGCGTACTGCCTCACGCAGCTTATGATGGTGAACGCGATGCCGATGTACAGGCCGCCGAGGAACGGGTTGTTCCCGTTCCACAGCAGCGGCAGTATCACGAGGTTCGCACAGTAATTGATAGAGAAGCCGACGGCGATATTTACCGCTGCTTCTTTCAAGCTGCGCTTACGGCTTTGCATCGTAGTACGCGGCCGGTGCCAGAGGTGCGCCCTCCACTTCGAGCTGCTCTTGCAACGCGGCCAGTGCGCGCCACGCCGCGCCTTCGAGGTCTCGTTCCATTACGTGGCGCAGGAGCGCATCGAGGTGGTCGCCGCTCTTCTCGCGAGCGTGGCGCAGGTTTGTCTCGCCGGGGTTGTGTTTCTTGTTTCCCTCGTAGCTGTGCTTCGCCACGGCGGCAAGCGCGGCAGGGAAGTAGTCGAGCAGCCCGCGTTGCAGCGGGTACTCTTTGCGCGCCGCCGAGTCTTCGGGGAGCGGGGATTGGATGCGGTGCATCTGTTCTCCTTACGCGGGCACGGTGATGTGCGCGCGCTCTTCGATGGTGGTAGTGAGTCGCCGTGCGCGGGAGTACCCGCCACATTGCGTGCATTGGAGCATCAGGTATGTACCGATCTGCGTGCGAGCCGGGCGATCCTGCGGGACCATTTCGTCGTGGCCGCACTTGTTGCAGCGGTGCGTGCTACCGTCAGCCTTGTGGTACACGGCGATGTTCGGGTGCCTGCTGTACCAGCCGCGCAGCTTCTTGTACTCGGCCTTCATCGCTTTCACGTCGATGATGTTGTACGCCTTGCACTCCTTCCACGCCCCCGGCAGGTTCTGCATACACGCGAGCCAAAGCTCGAAGCCCGGGAACTTCTTGTGGTCGTACTTGCGCAGCTCCGGCACGATGACGCCGGTAGTGTACTCCAGCTTGTGCGACGTGAAACCGAACTCGTCGCGGTTCAGCAGCATGGGGTCGATGACCTGCACCGGACTGATCGGGCCGTGGCCGAGGATCGCGAGTCGCGCCTTGATCTTGCGCAGGTCGAACTTCTTGCCGTTGCGAGCGAGCACGAAGTCCGCCCGGCACAGCAGGGCGTGCAGTGCGTCCGCTTGCTTGCGGTCGTCGAACACGTCGGCCTCGCGGCTCTGGTCCATGTAGAACGTGTCGCGGTCGTTGTCCAGCCACTCCGCTGCGAAGGACATCAGACTCCAATCCCGCTTGATCTGCGGGACGCCGAAGTTGTTGTTGAACATGCCCCACCCGTAGAACTCGATGGGGAACGTCTCGATGTCGAGGCACAGAATCTTCGGGCCTTTCTTCGGAGCGCGGCTGAGGAACTTGGTAAGAGTCACTCGGTACTCCTCTTGGTTGCCCGAGCTTTGCGTGCGCGAGCGTTGCGCAGGATTCGCTTCTCGTCCGGGGTTCGGTGGGTCGGGTGTATGTACCCGGTGGTGTTGGTGAGGTGGAGCCGGAGGTACGCAGCCACGCCGTTGGTGAATACCCCGATGTTGGGGACGCCGTAGCGCGCCGCGTTGTTCTCCAGCTTGCCGAGCAGGGAGTTGCAGCCGCGATGCAGAACACCGCGAACTGCTCCCGTAGAATGGTCGTGGTCGAGCACGGCCTTCGATGCGGGCAACGCCTGCTGACAGATGGCGCACCTCCCTCCCTGCTGCGCAAGGAAGGAGGCACGGACCGAAGCGATCTGCGAGGCGGTCAGCCGCACGAGTACGCTTCGATGGTGGCGAGTGCTTCCTGCACTCTCTGCACCATGCGGGTCGAGGCGTTGTTCACGTCCTCGTTACCCGGCATGATGCGCAGGTAGTCCGTGATGTTCACCAGCGGGCAGACACGCATCCACAGCAGACTCGCCTGCTCGACGAAGTAGTCCGCCCAGCGGTCGCCGATCTTGCTGCGGTACAGTTCGGTCACGACCCCGAACGCCTGCTCGTTGTTGCGAACGTCCCGCAGGATGCGGAGCGCGGCTTCCTTGCCGGCACGCGGCAGACCCGGGATGTGGTCGGCGCTGTCGCCGGTCAGCATCTGCGACCAGAACCACTTGTGCCCGTACATCAGACCGTCGCGGTCGTAGCTCTCGAAGCAGTTGAACGGGACGTTGTGCGAGACGAACGTCTGCCACTCCAGATGCAGGCCGCCGAACATCCGCATGTCCTTGTCGCGGGTGTGGATCACCGGGGACTTGCCCGCACCGAGCTGCACCGCGCTCATGTACGCCATGCCGTCGTCGGCCTCGCGGTCGCTCCACGTCACGGGGTTGAACAGGCTGCCCTCGTAGTTCTCCATGAAGTCACGGAGCGCGTGCCAGTTGTCCGGCTTGCGCCCGGCGTTGCGCTGCCCTTGGTACGGGCGGCTCTCGGCGATGAGGTAGCGGTAGCCCTTGTGGCTGCTGCCGCTGGTCAGGTGTACGTCCACGCTCTCCGCACCGGAAGCGCGCACGGCCTTCTCGATGCGGTCGATCACGTTGCGGCGGGCGAGGCCGATGGGAGTACCGTCCTTGCCCGAGCAGTAGTACGCGGCGTAGTCGCCGTCGATGTGCAGCACCCGACCGGGCACCGTCTCGACGTGTTGGGTGAAGGGCATGGCCTTGGAATCCGCGCCCTTCGCGATGGCCCTTGCGAGCGCGTTGTCCATCACGCCACCCCGGCGAGCGGATCGGCGCGTTCCGGAGTGGACTGGTCGCCGCTGGTGTCGGGCACGGAGTCCTCGTCGCCGGTGCCGAGCGCGTCCTGCATGGCGGCGAGCGCGGTCTTGTCGATCTTGCCCTCGGCGTAATCGTAGACCGGGCAGCCCTTGAAGTTCTTGGCCGACGCGATCCGGAGCTGCCAGTAGTTCTTGGACTTTGCCGGGTGCGTGACCTCGCCCTTGTCGTTCTTGCGCTCCGGGTACTCGCCGGGGATGAAGATGTCATCCCACATTTCGGGATCGGCATCGTCCCAGATGAAGCCCTTGAGCGGGGACAGCGGCGGGTCCACGGTGACGGCGACGTACTCGCCCTTGTCGTCGTCGTACTTCTGCGCCTTGCCGATGCTGTCGTACTTGAGGTTGGCGTACACGCGCTTGTTGTCGCCCTTCGGCTCGCTGTGCTCGATCTCGCCACGGAACTCCAGACCCAGCATCTCCGGCATGTACTTGTACTTGTTGCCGTGCGCCGCGTTCATGGCCTTGAAGATTTTGTAGAACCACGCCTTCTCGTTGGTCGAGAGGTTGAGGTCCAGCTTCATCGTGAGCGGAACCTTCACGCCGTCCACTTCGCGCGGCTGCCACTTCGGACCGGACAGCTCGAAGACGAGGGAGACCTTGGGCTGCACCTTGCCCTTCGCCTTGCCGTGCGTCTCCTCGTGCAGACCCAGCTCGTAGTAGCCGACGAAGCGCAGGTTCGGGCGGCCCTTCTCGTGCGGGGCGTACTCGCCGCCACCCGAAGCCGTCGCGTGATCCTTCGTCTGCGCGGCCTTGGCGACGCGATCTTTGATGTTGAATGCCATCGTGCTTTACTCCTCGTAACTTGGTTTGTGATTGCCAATGAGGGTCTGTCGGACCCACGCTCTGTACTCTGCAACCCGCTGAGGATGGCACGCCGGAAGGTCGTGCTCCTCCATCATCGAGTCACCGTACTTGGTCTCGGTGGGGACACCGAGCGGGAGAGGCCAGTTGAAGTACCACTCCATGAAGTTGCTTGCTTCGAGCATGCACGCTTCGAGCAGGGCCGCAGCATCGAGGGAGACCTCGGGTGCGGAGTCCACGTACTCGGCGTCATGCACTTGGTTCACGAGCAGCGCGCGCTCGTTGAAGTTCTCTTTCGCGTAGAAGGCGCGGACCGACAGCCACATCGCAGCCTTGGCCCACTCGCCGCCGGATCCCTGCACGACGTAGTTGCGCTGCTCGGTCGGGGAGAAGGACTGGTTGATGCCCTTCTTGACGAGGTACTCGGGCGACGGCTGCTCACGGTACGAGTACACCTTGCCATCGGGCGTGGTGTAGTGGGACCGGCCGAGCTGACACATGACTCCCTTGACCTCAGGGTGCGGCACGAACACCTTGCCCGGCACACGGTTGCGCTTCACCACATCGGCGAGCTGCTCGTAGAACTCGTCGATCTCCGGGTAACGCTCAGCCTCGGCTGCGATCAGGGCTTCGATGTCTTCCTCTGGCATACCGGTGAAGGCTGCGATCTTCTTGACACCTGCACCGTAGGCACGCTGGAAGCTGAAAATCTTGGCGATGTTGCGGAGCTTCTTCCACTTCGTGTGCTCGGGGTGGTTCTCGTCCTTGGCCGCAGCGAGGATGTACTCGTAGGTGACGCCGTGCTTCTTGCCCCACGCCGTCATGGCGCGAGCACAGTGCATGTCGAGACCGGACTTCAAGTCTTCGATCAACTGCCTGCACATCGTGAGGATAGCCTGCACGTAGACTTCGAGCGAAGTGAAGTCCGACTGCACGATCTTGCCGTCCGCGAATCGCGAGACGAACACGGACTTGATCTTGGACTTGTCGCCCTTCGGGATGTTCTGGAGATTCGGATCGCTTGACGACAGGCGCGCAGTGACGGTGCTCGTCATGTTGAGCTGATGATGAATCAAACCGTCAGGTCCGATCAGAGTCATCATGCCCTTGCGTTCCCCGCTCTCGGCGTCCTCGCTGTAGTAGTAGGTGCCGAGGTCTTTCGCGAGCTTCGCTCTGGTTGACAGGTCTTTCAGGAATGGCACGCCATCGCCATACAACTCGCCAAGTTCCTTGATGATCTCGGACGCAGTGGAGTACACGCCGGGAGTGCTCTTACTTTCCCACCTCTTCTCGGGCTTTGCGTATCCCGGGAACGTGTAAACCTTCTCGACCTTCTCGATCTTGGGGCCGCGCTCGAAGTCAGGAACCTTGACCTTCTTGGTCTTCGGCATCCCCTTGTTCTTGCCGCCTGCGAAGCGTTGCACGTTTGTGCCCCACTCCCACTCCACGAGTTGGTCGGCGCGCTTGGTCGTGCCATCGAGCAGGAGGACGTGCTCCTCTTCCTTCTGGAAGTACACGAGTTCCCCGTGCTCGTCGCGCTTTTCTTGTCTCGTCTCGTAAGTCACCTCGCCGCCAAAGATCAAGGCGGAGAGCTGCTTCGGCGAAGTCCACTTGAACTCGTAGGGCAGATCAGCAACGTAAGAGAACAACCGCGCCTCTGCGTCTTGCAGTTCTTCCAGCACTTCGGCGCGCAGTTCTTCGGCGCGCTCCTTGTGGATGAACATGCCGTTGAACTCGGCCTCGATCGTGAACACCAGTGCGCCCATGTTGAGCAGCGCAGAGTTCAGACCGTTGCGCGCGCGAAAGGCAGCAAGCTGACCACGGAAGCACAGCTCCGTGTTGCCGATGTCGCCATGATCGTTTGGGTCGCCCTTCGCACCGAGCAGGTATTCCATCAGGAGATCACGGTCGATCTCCGTGGTATCCACGCCTGCGGCCCACAAAGCCTTGACTGCATCGTTCTTGAGAGAGCCGCCGTAGCGCGGAGCTACCTCGTCGAGCGACAGCATGTGATGCTTGGGGTCCATGCCGTAGAGCAGGTACTCCCCGAGTTGCACGTCCCACAGTTGACCGCCGCGCACGATCCACCTGATCCATGCCTTGCGGAACTCCGGGTCGGCCATGCAGTGCAGGATGTCGAACTTGATGTTGAACCCGATGAGCAAGTCGCAGCTATCGAGCAGGTCGATGAACCAGCGAGGGTCCGGGTTCTCGGGAAGGTAGCGCCCCGATGTGCCCACGTCGGACAGGGACTTGTAGCCCACCGCCACGATCTGGTTGGACTTGTAGAACGGTGATGCTTTGCGCTTGAAGAGACGACGGATCGTGGTCTCCAAGTCGAAGGTGGTGCATCTCATGTGTGCGCCTCCATCTTTCTCTTGGCTTCCGGCTCCTCATTGAATGCCTCGCGAAGCAGAAGCTCCGCGTCAGCCTTTGAGAAGTTGTAGAAGATTCTTCGGAACACCATCACTATGCGGCTGACTTCGCCGAACTTCCATACGTCACCGACCATCTGCTTACCGTCGTGGTAGACGGAGTGGCCGGTGACTTCCACGCCTTCGTAGATCATGCTCAATCCTCCGGGTCAGAGAGGCGGGCACGCTCGGCATCGAACACCACCTCGGCACGCGGATCACGCGGACCGCCGCTGCGGTGCAGCTTGTTCTTCGGCACGCCCATGTAGCGGGAGCGATCCATCGCCGGATCGTTAAGCGCACCTTGCATGATGATGAAGTCGCACGCCCCTTGCTTGCCAGTCTTGCTGTCCTTGAGTGCGGACTGCGGCGGGTACGGCTG